CTTGCTCCATCCCTCCAGAGCATCTGAATCATCCGCGAGCGCCGCTGTTTTTGCTTTTCTGTTTTGGTCCGACGTAATCGACGAAGCGTAATTTGGATCATCGTAGAACACCTTCAACCACGACCCATTGCGCTCGACAAAAAGCTCGCCCGTGTCCAAACAGACGTACCGCGTTTTCGGGCTAACTGTGGTCGCCTGTGGCTTGTCCTCTGACGCCCCAAAGATCCATCCCTGGTATCTGTCCGTATTTATCTTCGCCATTCTACACCTCCGGCTCCGGGTCGATGATCATCTGATGCACGTAGACATCGCTCGTGATCGTATGAGACCCTTGCGTGCCGTCAACAACCAAGAACAAATCCAACGCGGCTCCTTGCGGCAAAGCCCCAAGGTCGAACCATGTTTCATTCTGTCCGTAAGCGACCACCGAGTCTGCCGCGATTACAACTTTGGAGTTCAACGCTCCGTCTCTCGCTTCGCCCTTCTGTGTGGCTTTGTACTTCAACTCTAAGTAGGCATTCTGACCGCCAACAGAAGCAGGAGTAGACCAAACCACCTTCACAATCGTGCTCACGCCACTAGGCACGACAACACGCGACGCGATATGTGCTTGCTCGGTTTCGCCCTGCGCGAACAAGACAACAGGCAGGTTCAAAGTGCCAACTGAAGCGACTCTCGCCCCGTTCTCCCCAGCCATCTCAAACTGCCCTGGTCCGAATTCCCGGCTTACTCCAAACCGCTGTAAGAACAACGCCAGCGCTTCAATGTCTTTGTAAGTCGAGTAGAAAAACCAGTCGAACCAGCCAGAAGGCGGACGCTGACGAGGCACCCAGTCTTGTTGAGACTCGTCCGGTTCTGTCCCCTCCGCTGTCCAGTGAGTCCTCTGATTGATTATCAGTACATCGCTCATCCAAACCCCCTCACACGCTTGCTATTATAGTTGTGTTTGGTTGCCCTGTCTACTCCAAACACTAAATCACCCCTGACAACATGCCAGCGCCAAAACCATTATCATCGTCAAAGTTCGACACGGCGTCCCAGTCCGAGAACATAAATCCGCCATATCCTGAGACCGTGAATCCAACTCCAGCGGCTACAATCCGCTCCAGTAGGGCATAAATCTCTGTCGTGTCCGGTAGGCCGACTACCCCGTATAGCAGCCTCCCGTAGTCAAACCCGTAAGGGTCGTCGAAGTCCGGAACGGTCTCGCTGTCGGCAAACATGAAAATATCTGGCGTCTCTAATTCTCCGAAATACGCCAAGGGAAGCGAGATTTCAATGTACGTGTCGATAATGTCAATCCCCAGAGACGGGCTCGTGTTCAGATAGATCTCAATCTCCTCTCCGGGGATCTCTAGCACTCGTTCCAGAATGGTCTTCAGCTCATCGACACTACCCGAACTAGTGCAGATCAAGACTTCCGTGTACAGACGCTCTCGCAAACTCTCGTCAGGCTCATCCGCTTGACGATAGACACCATAGCGCTCAGCTAGAATATCTAACTTGTTCCCGGTTGCCGCTCCAATGCTCCAGTCTTTGCGAACAGCGTCAGCCGCCTCTCCAATCGACTCGACTAAGTCCACACATGTGGACAAGAGCTTGTGCGTGTTCTTTCCCGTGTTCTCGCGCCCGTAGTAATGCAGAATACGAGACAGCACGCGCTTCTCTATCTCTGACCGGTCTGTTAAAATCATGCGACCTCCACCGTTATATCGTCAGCGTTGGCAACAGCCTTCTGCGCAGACGTGACTTCAACATTCGTCGACTCCGTCGGGTCTGCACTCGTACCGAGATAAACATGCACGTCCTGAACGCCCTCGATTCCCATCACGGCATCGACGATCTCCGCCACAATGACTGTCTCTCCTGCGTTGAGACCTGTCTGGATGCTCCCAGTCGTATCGCGCCCTCCGATGTAATCAGTGACCGCGTCTTTGACCTGAGCCTCGCCGTCAGCCGCTGGGAAGCTCGGCCCCTTGGTCAGAACCAGCTTGATATACAACCGCACCTCCGTCGGGCGATTGAACCTGATCGGGTGCGCTTGACCATAGGCGTCATTGACTAAGACTGAAACGTTCCCTTCTGTTCTGATGCCAGCGGAGACAACACCAAGCAGCGTCTCCGCAATGTCTTGAGTCGCCCCTCCAAGCACAGACACTTCAATCGACCTGCGGCGCAATCCAGCCACCTCGATGTCTTCCCTGTTCTGCCGGAAGCTCACCGAGCGCACGCCTTCAATGTTCCACAGGTCGGCAATGATCGCCTCTGGAATGGCTACAGACCCACGAGCCTTTGAGACCAAGAACCTCCGAGCAAGTGCCGAGTCTGATTCTTCAGACTTGCCGTTTGTGAAGGCCCCCACTGTAACCGAGGTCACATAAAGCAACCCATCCACCCCTACTTGCTCACTTCCCGCTGCGTATAACGCGCCAGGCGCGTAAGGATCGGTGTCATTCCCTGCCCACTCAATCGCGCCGTCGCTTGTCTCTTCGTTGACAAGAGCTACCCTGATAACGTCCGACATAACTGTGACGTCTAGATCGAGGCCGTCGAAAGACACCCACATCCCTTCGTTGGCAGAGAACACGATCTCTTGACTCTGCGTAATCGCTACCGGCGACGCTGTGCTGTGGTTCACAAGCTCAATATGCACATTGACCGTTCTGGACTCCGCCGCCGGATTCACTAAGTAGACATCAATCCGGTTGACCTGATGCGCGTGCCGAATGTCAGCTTTCATAATGGTCTGGAAGTTGGTGCTCGCGCCGTCGTTAGCAATCTCTATCGCCGTGTTCTGATACCGCGCAATCTGTAGCGTGCTCTCGTCGTCAACGTTGGACACAGACTCGACTCCGGAGACAGGAGACGGAAGGGAATCAATGACGCCTGCTACACAGTTGTAGCTCGGCCCTTCTTCTTCTGCCTCGACGAGTATGTCTGCTTGTCCACCAACCAGCGTGCCCTCTTCTTGAGTTATGTAGCTCTTCCCAGTCAGCGACGCATACACTTCCGTTCCCACCGGAACGACTGTGCCGGAATCCCCGAACATAGTGACAACGTTGCTCGCTTTCTGTGCCGGATCTCGCGTCAGCCGCTGGAACGCAGCTAAGTCTTCTAGCCCAGCTCCCGTAGCCCCTCCTATCTTGTTCGCCCAGTAAACGCTCTCCAGCTCCTGCCACAAGGCATCTAGCTCCGGCACAAGCGCCCCGTAAAATACCGCGATAGGCGATCCCACAGACCAATCAAGATCCTCCCCAAATGCGCTCTTGGCCGCGGCCTTTATTTCTGCCAGTAGCTCCGGGAACGTCGGGCGATCAAAACCAGCATCAGTTATCCCGTGCGTCATCAAATCCTCCTCTCACCCTGCAAAATCGCGCCGTTGACCAAACGAGCGACAAACTTCACAAGCGCCTGCCGGTCTTTCGTGTTCGGCAAATCTACCCGCAAATCCACCACGCTCGCGATTCTCTCATCTTTGTACAGCTCCGTCAGAAAATCGGCGTGCAGCACAGCGGCATGGACTCCCTTCTGCCAGTAATCGAAGTACGGAATCCCGTCCAGCGTATTCAGATACCATTCAGTCCGCCACGTACGCAACCTGAGCCAAATAGCCTGAGCTGCTTCTTCCTCACCAGTAATCATCTTGATCGTGCCGTTCTCAAGCACGATGTCATCTGTCGCTTGATCAAACGCGAACGATACGTGTTCCATTATCCACCCCTCGCAGCGGCGACTTGATCGGCTCCTGAAGCACCCTCAGCGTCAAACGCCGCCCCGATTAAAGCTGTGCCTCCGGTTTTAAGCGCCCCCGCAACAGGGACTAGAGCTCCGCCAGTAGAGGCTACAGCCGCATCGACTGCAAGCTCCCACAGCCCTTGCATCGTCTGCTCCAGATTCATATTGCAGAGCCCCGACAGCGTATCAAGCGTTCCCTTGACCGCTGGCAAATCTGTGCCTGCCTGCTGCGCAATCTGGTTGACTCCTTCTAGGATGATTTTATTCCCTTCTTCCCGCGTAGCCTGCACGCCAATATCAATCGCTTGGCCCACAGCATCGTTCGTCAGTTCGTCAAAACTATAATCGCTCATAGGGCCTCCGGATCAGATATGCCCGCTTGCTCGGCCCAGCTCTTTACTACCTCGTAGCCGTGCCCCTTGACCATCGCCACGTAGTCCCCGACCGGAGCCTGCGCTGCCTGCTCTTTCATCGCCTCAAGAGAGACCGGATCAAGGCCAAGCGTCCCAAGCCATTTCTGCGCCCGCTCCTGTAGCCCCTTTTCAACCTGCCCTTTCAGCGCGTCAAAGTGCGACGACACGTCTTGCAGTAATTCATCCGCTGGGGTTGTCGCGTTAGCCTCCGCAGCAGCGTTCGCCTTTTCTGCGTCACCATAGTCCGACTGAATAGCGGCAGTCGCCGGGTCGCTGGCATCATCGTCTGAGCCACTGTCAGCCGTCACAGCGGCCTTGTTGATGTCCGCCCCCTTCACACCTATGGCTGCCTTCATGCCTTCCCCTATCGTCCCTACAGGGTCAGTCAGGAACGCATCAGCTCCCGTGATTGCCTTGCAAGCAACTTCGACGAACCCCTTGATCGCTTCCCACAACGCCTTCCAGTCAATTACTAGCGGCTGCTCTTGAACCGTTCCGCGAGCCAGTGGAACATAATCGTTCAACGGGAACTTTCGCGCCACAGCCAGATTCGACACATACTCCGATTGCCAAGGGCGACGATTCGTAGGCGGGCTCGTTGCCCCTCCGCTATCTCCTATATGAATGTGGTTGTAAAAGTCCTGAGCCAGATTCTCTAGGCAGATCCGGTCTTTTGCATCTTTGCCCAGTTTGATCTGCTTCTTTCGCGGTGCCTGTAGAACGATCTCCCCTATCGGCGTCATGTAGACCCGTGTTGCTGTTGTCCAGTTTTCCCCCAGCACAAGGTCTAGCAGGTTTCTGTTCGGGAGCAAGTAATCTCGATTCACTCGGATCGACCCGATGATGATAGCATCATCCAGAGAATGGATACGCCCTAGTTTGGGATCAGCCGGTTTCCGTTGCTGGATCAGTTCGTCCAGCGCTCGATCATGCACAACCATGATCACAACATCTCCGTCTTGTCCAGTTTTGTACGGCAGACGAGAGTAGAACTGGTTCGCAAGATCAATTCCCACAGGCACTTCAAAGACTTCAGGGAATTCTTCGGCTTTGCCCTCTTTCTCTAGCGGGAGCTTGATGATCGGCTTGACCTTGGCGCGAGCTTTCTGCTTGTCGTAGCTCATAATCTGCCCGAGCACGACACACCACGCCCCGCCAAGCTGCGTATGAATCAACTCGCGTATCCGATCACTTACCTTCTTCTCAGCCATCAGGCTCCTCCACTACCAGCTTCGTCTCGAATGCCCCTTCTCCCGATCCCGTGTGCGATCCGTCGACGATCTTCATAAGCTTCTCGCCCTCCCACAAATCGCACTTGATGTGCACTCCAACATCTGCGTACAGGTCGGGTTGCAATAAGCTCCGCACGGAATACTGCGGCTTCATATTCATGTTGCTCTGCCCGTCCTTGACCATCGGTTCAACATGCCCGATCAGTCCTGTCTCCGCCGAGATCAATATGCCAGAGTCAAGGCCGATGTCGCCGGTTCGATGGAAGTTGATCCGGCCCCGGTCAACGTGCAGCTCGTACTCTTTCCCTTTGTGCTCTCGCAGATCACGCGCCACTCGCTCTAAATGCTCCTTGATCGTCAGATCGTGCCCGCAGGTCTTCCCGTTCAGATAAGCAAAGTCGTCCCTGACCTCTATCTTGCCCTCCGGCAGCTCCAAGGCTTTGACCAATCCCTTTACAACCTTTGACGCCATGACTCCCGGCCCCCAAGACAGATTCGTTCTCTTCACTGTCCACGTGTCTGAGGCATCGCCGATCGTGAACTTGGCAATCTTGTCCGGCCCGGCCCAGTGAGTGACCACCGAGACGATCTTGCCGGATAGGATCACCTTCCAGGGCGGTTCTGCGTTCGTGTCCTCCCCCTGGTAACATGCACTAACGATCACCGGATCGTCAGGCTTGAGCTGAGAAAGCGTCCCCGCTGTCAGGTTGTACAATGACACAGATCCAAGATTCGTGCCAGGGTTCGTCGCAAAAGACATCTCAAACACCTGGTAAATATCTTCGATATTACGATAGATGTACGTCTTTCCTATCGACGGGAACTCCGTCTTAATCCTGCGACGAAACAGGTCTACCGAACCCTTGGCAGCAACCACGGCTTCACCTCCAGCATGAAGTTACTAGGCGTGATCTCTTCGGCTAAGCCTCCGTTAGTCCATGGGAAAATGCCGATGGACTGCACCCGTGGATCAGTAACTCCAAACAACGCATCGCGCCCATAGAGCAACGGACGCCCCAGCGCAATCGGCTCGCTTCCAGAATACACGTCGAGCATAAACATGCCCGCTTGAGCGTTATACCTGGCGCGAAACCGCAAGCGCTCTCCGTCGATCACAAGCGTAAACGTATACGGCAACTTGCTCTTGTCTATCGGTAGAAACTTCATTTGCCTGACACCCAGTCCCAAATTCTCCACAACACACTCCCGTCTTGAGGCTCCTCGTTCCCGGCGGATTGATCACCGCCGTCTGTCGTATCGCCTTCGGGAGCCGTTCCTGTAGCTGGATCGTTCCCTTGACTCTCGCTCTTGCCTGCCTTGGCAATATGGATCTGCTCTAACGTCATCGTCACGTAGTACCCGTTAGCAGTGCCCGCCTTCAACGACGGCGCAAGCTGTGTGATCATCATATTCCCGCGGACTTCCATCCCGGACACATACGGAATCAGCTTCCTCTTAATGTGCATCTGTTTCAAAGCCTCGTAGTACAGCCGATGCAACAGGTGATCGCTAACCAGCATACCAGTCAGCTTGATCACAAGCGGGTTTCTCTGAAAGTGATCCTCTCCCGGCTCCCCATCTTCAAGCGCATATCGTGACGGCTTCCCAGTCCACGTAGGAGTTTCGACAGTGACGATCGACAACGGGACTCCACCAACGACGCAAGACATCTGCCCGTGCATGGCGTTGTCTATCACTTCCCCTACACCAAACACCTGGCCGGCGAAGGTCGATACATCCCCAATCGCATCAACAATGTTGTTGACAGCAGCCGCGCCCTCGTTGACCGCATTGCTTGCTTTGTTAGCGAAGTCGCTGACAGCGTTGACAACATCCGCTCCAGCTTGAATCCACCCGCTAAGCTGGTCGAAGAACCCGCCGCCCGCCGAGCTTTCGTCCGCGCCGCCACTGTCCATTGCCATCGTCTATCACCTCACCGGCTTATCAAGATTGCCAGCCAGATCGCTTTCCAGGTCCAACATGATCTCATTCTTGAGCTTGTCCTTGATCGCGTTCGCCGTCTCCTCAGGGTCTCCACCGGTTACCTGAATCGCCCCCGGCTGCACGTTGATGGAGAACACATGCCCGCCATAACTCGGAGCAAACGAAGACTGTGCTGGCTCCAAGGTCAACTCGTGCACATCCGCGAACGACTGAACATCGAGCGCAGGTAGCGGCTTCTCGTCTGCTTGCTCTTGCTGGAACAGCACGTCGTTCAACTGACGGTTGATATCAGCAACGACCTCCGCCGTCTTCCCAGTAATCTCCGCCTTTGCAGGTTGAGCCGTAGGCAAGTTGCGCCACATCGTAACCTCTCCGTTAGCTTCTGGAATGACCTGCGTCTCTAACCCTTTACGCTCAGGCTCCGGCCAGAAATCCTCACTGGTGGCGCTGATAGAACTATGCTCGCGCAAAGTAATCTCACCAGCTCCCAGCTTCTTAGCAACCCAGCCGAGCCCCGGAGTGTCCAAGATCGCATTCCACATCTTGGCAAACGCGTTGTAGACGTCTACGGTAAACAACTCGGTGAACTTGATCCCCGCCCACTTGAGCAGTCTCGGCAGCTTATCGACAAGGAAATCCCAGATCGGGTCTCCGATGTACTCATTGATGAGCCTCGGCCAGTTCTTAAGCCCTGGGATAAACGTGTCCAAAGTGAACGACGGACGCCCCTGGATCGCCGCCCAAATATCTTCGATAGCTAACGCAACACCAATAGCCGCAGCAGCCCACCCCGCGAACGCAGCAATCGCGCCCCAGATAACACCCCCCGTCAACTCTATTCCGATCTTGCCGAGCAAGAAGGCAATCCCCTTAAAAGCGCCGACAGATCCAAGCAGTACCGTAGCTATGCCCCCAAGACGGCCCGTAGCAGTGGCCCAGCGGTTGCTAATCAGAGACGCCAGAAAGCCTTGAGTCTTATCAGCCGCCTCAGCAACAAAACCGATATACGGCTTTCCTACGTCCTCCATGAAGTCGCCCATTGTCTGATGAAGGCGATAGAAACTGATGTCGGCTAGGTGTAGCATGTGATCAACGTCCTTCATACTTGTAGCTGTGTCTGTCGTAATCGCCTTGAACAACAGCATCGTATTTGCCTCTACCCCAAGCTGGCGGTTCATCTGGTTTGCTATCTCGATTGACTTAGCGCTCTGTATGATCGGCACAGGCAGTATCCGCGACGCCCTCATCAACTGAGTAGCCTGCCCAGTAGTGATCGCAGCGCCCAGATTCATGTACACCTGCTGCGCCGTCTGTGCATTAGCCCCCATTGCAATTAGGCGATCGTTAATCCGCGCAATGATGTCAAGGACTTCTGGAGCATGTCCGCGCAAGCCAGCTGCAATAGGCCGTAGGAAGTTCGCCATCTGCCCCTCTGTAAAGAACCGATGCGTACGCTCGACTTCGTTACGAATTCCTCTCATATATACTTCAAAGTCATCGCTGCTTGAAACAGTCCGCAACGACTCAACGGACTTCTGGTACTCTGCCTGCGCCTCGATGCCGTTCTTGAGGAACATAGCGCCAGCAGCTGCCATAGCGTCGAACTGCATACCTGCTTGCCCGAGCATGTCCACTAAGCCTCCAGTAGACTCCGTTGCCTGATCCATTGACTGGCTAGTAGTCTCCCCCGCAAGCTGCCCTTGAGCGCTCATCTCATCCAAGGACCCACCAGCCTCATCGACATTATCTACCAGCTCGTCGCATTGCTCGTTAGCAGACTTAAGCTCCTCGTCGAACGAATTAATCTCAACGTTTATATCCAAATCACGCAGAGGCATCTTTCACCCACTTGACAGCAGCGCCTAAAATCGCTATTCTGGAACCATGACACCGATGAAGGCTTACTGGATTACCGTACTGATAGCCGCAGGAGGCTTGCTCGCGCTCTTTTTCGTTGTGTGCATCTTGATACACCTCTACCAAAAGATCGCGCACGCCGTCCACACGTGTGGAGTCCTGCTTACTATCGAGGGCCGCGAACAACGGAGAAGGGAAAAGGAACTTACTCGCCAACGCATACGCCTTGCGAAATAAGTTCATCTTCCCCCTCCAACAAACTTCCCTAGCTCGATAGCCGTCAATCGCGCCTGCTCTTTTCTCACTCGCTGCACGTGCGTATGAGCTTCTAACAGTCGAACG